ACGGCAAGGCCCATTGGCAATCGTATGCCTGATAGGTCGGAAGTGAATATCGCTTGAGGGTAACTCATTCGGATGTAGAGGCATAGGCTCTTTTGGAGGTCGTATTCGGATTGTACGGGGACCTTTGGGCTTGGGCATTTCTTCATTCTTTTTGTTTAGCAAAGACAAGTATAATCCTCTTGGTCAAAATCAAACTCCATCGGCTTTCCTTGTTGAGCCATCTTTACATAGTCGTGGATTGACTTGTTGCCCCTAAAACTTGTATGGCCGTATTTCTGCTCATACTTGGCCCACCAGTCCACGAATCGGGTTCCATATTGAATAACCTCCACCAAGTTCTTGTCCGACTTTTTCCAGCAAAGTTCGCAATTACTGAATTTAGAGTCTATGCCAAGCTTAAATGGCTGAGATTGCCACCATTCAGTTAATGCCGCTTGGCCAATTGGTTCTTGAAAATCGGTTAATAATGGGAAAATCCTCTTTTCATCGGCTTTGATTTCGGCCCAAGAGATTCGTTTGGGCATATCCTCTGCCCTAAACCCAATGCTTGTTATAAAGTTTTTGGTCTTGAAATAGTCCTTTGCAAACTTTTCAATAGGGAATGTTTTGAGATACTTACTGCAATATGGAGCCTTTGAGTGTGGCAACCCATCGTAAACCCCTTTATTAAGGTGCATAATCGTTCCATCAAATGGCTCTGCGTTCATTGCGAGTTCGTCCCATTCCACGACCTTGTAACCCACCCCAACGCCCATCGTTTCAGAATAGACCCCTTCAACCTTGACGATGTTGATACCCCAATGCTTCTCGCAGTTTTTGAGAAACTCAATCGTTTCAGGTCGTTCCATTCCCGTATTCGCAAACACAAAGACCTTGTTATCGTCCTTGTATTTCGGATGAGTGTGCAGGATGTATGACATCATAGCCGAAGAACGGCCACCGCTGATTGAGGCGAGTATATTCATTCTTTTTGTTTAGTGGTCAGGACAGGATTTGAACCTGTATTAGGTTTTGGTATCGTTGACATTCGGCCAATTTTTATGTAGTGTCTGCTACTCCTTGCGTTACCAATTACGCCACCTGACCATTTTTTTAAGTCGTTGTTGTTGTGTATCGTTTGCCAAAGACATTCCTCACCCGGTGAGAGAAAGGCTTAGGGCCTTTCTTCTCGTCCGAGATGGTTAGAGCGATAACAAACACGAGCGACACGAACACGAAGATGAAGCCGAATGTTATCCAAAGCGGAGCGAAGCACCACATCCAGGTCAACCCCGAACTTGGCAACAACAACTTCACCACGCACAACACCGCTGAGAGCAATGTCGGCCATTTTGCAAATACCCCCATTAGAACGGCATATCGTCTTTAGTAGCAGGAGCAGCCGCTTGAGCCGAATTGGGCTTCCAGGTGTTCAACTCGGCATTGTGAGTGCCATACTTGTCGGCTTCACGCTTCGGCCAACAGGCGATACGGACATAACCCTTTTCGTCCCGATGCTCTTGGAGGAAGGCAACGAATTGGTCCACATTGCAAGACATCTCAAACAACTCCTTCCCAGAGATGATTTTCTTGTTAATGTAAATCCCCTTTGCGTACACTTTTTGATTTGATTGGTTTGACATTTTTTACGATTTTATGGTGTGGTTTTTGTTTGCGGTACCCTCTTTCTTCAACTCGTCTATACCTATGGGAGTACCATTCAGAGGCAGAGACCGTGTAATTCTTGGGATGCGAATATGCATCATAGCCCTCCTGATAAGCACTCACGAGGTGCTTGGTTTCAGTTTCCTTCATCTTCATTACTCGCTTGACGATGTCTTGCTTAACGACCAAAGGGGGCAGCGTGGATAGCCAATCCAACAATAGCTCTATCGGGGTTGATTTTCTTCGGAATCTCATTCTATGGAAGTCACTTTGATGACGGCCGTTGACTCGCACTCATCCATATCCAAAATCTTCTTGATTCTGTCTTGCAACATTCGGTTCGCTATTTCAGCGGTTTCCCAGGGGCCAAAATACATCTCTGGCTCGGTCTTGAATTTCAGCAAGACAACATACTTGCTTTGGTCCTTGTTTATCCTGACGGACTGTTGGTCTTCAATCGCCTGGGTGATGGCTTTAACATCGGTTTTCGTGCCTCGGTAATCGGTCATAATATCCCTCTCAACCGCCCGAATTGAATGGATGATGGTGGAATGGTCTTGGTTGAAGTATTGCCTTCCAATCGCAAGCTTGGGGATGTTGGTGTACTTACGAATCATATAACAGGCCACTTGCCTTGCGTGAACGACATCCCACAAACGGGTCTTACTGAACAACTTGTCCTTGTGGATTCCGTAGTAATCCGATACAATGCCGATAATGTCTTCGGCCATTGTGTGTTCAATCTTTCCTATCATTTGTTCTTAGGTTTTTTGTTGTCGGTGGTTTTTGCGATTACATCAACGAGAGAACCGCAATAAGGACAATACGGACCGCCCTTGATGTCTATTTGCGCCTGGGTCACATCGTGTTGTATCAGGCCGTGCTTATCGCATTTTCCAACGTATTTCATCAGAATGGTGCTTTTAGGGTTTGAATCTTCTCCTCAAAGGTAGGAATGTTTCCATTAAAATCCAACACTTTTGTGTATTGAAGTTTAATTTTCCCCATAGCCGTACCAATCTTCCCATTCCGATTCTTCCTCACAAGGATCTCAAGGAGGTCAATGAGTTCTTGCTTTTGGGGATCGTGGTCTTCCATATACTCGGAAGGACGATACACGAACAGAATCTTATCGGCATCAAATTCAAGTTGGCCCGTTTCACGCAGGTCGCTCGGCTTGGGACGCTTGGAGTCCCTCTGCTCCACGCCCCTGGACAACGATGACACCACGCAAATCCAAATGTTGAGTCTCTTGCAGATGGTCTTGATGTACTTGGAGATGTTGGTGACTTGCTCAATTCGGGGCTTGCCTCGGTCTTCTGGTAGGGGAGAAATCAGTTGGAGGTAATCAATGTATGCCCCTTCAATCTTGTGCTTCTTGATGAGTTTTATCAACTCCAATTCCATCCGCTGAGGGTCAATGCCTGGGACATCCACAACGTGCAACGGTGCGCCTTTGACCTTATCAATGTGCTGAGAGATAGCCAAGAAGTCCTGACCGCTCATCCGCTCCTTGATGTCCAAGAAGACCTCCCCATCCACCTCGGCAAGGTTGGAAACCAATCGGGTCATCAGTTGCTCCGTGGACATCTCCAAGGTGAAGAAGGCCACAGGCTTTTTGTTCATTGCTTGGTTAAGAGCGTATTGCAGGGCCAAGGTGGTCTTTCCCATTGCAGGTCGGCCACCCAGGATGATGAACTCCGAAGGCTTGAAACCCGTTATTAGGCTGTCGGTATTGTGATGGAAGGTTCGGGTGATGCTGTTGTCCTTCGCTCCCGTGATGACCTCGTTGAGGCCCATCATAAAGCCCAAGAGCAATTCGTGAACCTCGGTAGCAATCGGGTCGGGGTCTAAGGATTTGATGTCTTGGATTTCCTTGTAAAGGCGATCAACATCCTGGTGCTTGAGAAAATCAATCTTGGTCTTCTCAATTTGGTCGTGAATGTACCGGCAATGCAACTCGTACCGGTACACCTTCCATCCATCGTGGGAATAAAGCCCAGAGTCAAGGCTTGCGAGGAACACCACATCGGTGGGGACATTCATCTCGATCATCCGTGAACGGACGGTGAGCGTGTTGATGGGCTTGTCCTCGGCCCGAAGGCTCCGAATGGCTTTGAAGGTGTTCTTGCGGATTCCTTCATCAAAATACTCCTCTCTGAGTTGGAGGACAATATCCCCCGGCTTGATGACTTCGCAAATGAGGATGCCCAGGAGTCGGTCTTGGTATTCAGCGTACAATTCCGCTGGGAGGCGTATAAAATCGGAGTGGTTGCTCATCGTTTTGGGTTGAATAGTGGGGTTTGTGTTGGGAATGGCCTCCAGACTGCGTAGGAAGCTCGTCATTGAACGCTTTATGGGTTAGGTATCTTACGGGGTCTTTGCGGAACTTACGCTCTCTGTGAGCCTCTAAATAAGCGGGAAGGGTATTGCGGATTTTCTCAATCTCTTCATCGGTCAGTTTGAACCAAGCGAGGATGGCTTTGTCCTTACCGACCTTCTTGTCGTAGAAGTTCCAAAAGCCCTCAAACATAGCCATCATTTCCTCTTGGGAGTGTTTAGAGTTCCTGCGGATGTTTTTGTTGGAGTATTTGGACGTTCCCTTCTCTTTTTCCTCCCCCACACCCCCTCCTTTATCTCTACCCTTTAGAGTGTTTAGAGTATTAGTATTGTTTATATGTATAGAATTGTCTATATAATTATATATATATAGGAGGTTTTGTTGAAAAATCAAG